GCTTCTAATGAAGACACTCCTAAGTTGTGTTGCAGCGCTACTGATCTCTCATCAAGCTGTACAAAGAAATCTACAGAGGCACCTAAAACTCCTCCTAATGCTGCTTGACCTAAACCTTGTACAAGTTTTCCTGCTCCTGCTGAAGCTGCTTTAATCCCTCCAACTATACTCTTATCTCCTGAGGTCCATGTATCTCTTAAGGCTTTAGAAGCATTGCCCATTGCGGGAAGTGCTTTTTCAAGTACAGGAATCCTCCCAATCATGTCCTTAAATGGAGCAAAAACATCTACTTTAGATATTTCTTCGTACTTCTTTTTTAAACTATCTGCATGCTTTAGTTGAGATTCTATTGCATCATCTACATCTTCAAGAGTTTTCAAAGCTTTTTTAAGATACGGCTCTTCTGCTTTAGTTGCAGTTATTTGCCTATCTTTTAATTCTGAAATCTTTGCTTGAACTCTAGCCCGATCTTGTTCTGTCTTTAATACCGCTCTATTAAACTCTGCTTCTTTTTTAGTATCTGCTAATTGCTTTGAAGTATATCCAGCTAACTCTTTTGCTGAATTAACAGCATTTGAAAAGGAAGTTTCGTATGCAGCTGCAGACTCCCCTGTAAATTTAGCAGCTTCTTTGGCATTTTTACCCAATGCATCTGCTAATTCTCTAAGAACAGTAGTTAAGCTAGAAGCTTCTTTGTTAAAGTCTTTTAGGTTTTTTAGATCTGCTGGTGAAACTGTGCTTTTGTTAGCTGCCATTTATTTTGTGGTTTACTTATAAATAGGTAAAGGCATCAGTTTTTTGATGCCTTTGTTGTATATGTGGCTTCTTTAGCCTGTCTTTCTATAAGAGCGTTCTTTATTCCTTCCTGTATTGTCTTATCAGTAGTACTGTTTTCTTTCTCTTGGTAGTGTTCGTATAGTTTATTGTAGGTAAATTTTCTTAACCAAAGAGGCATATTATAAACTGTCTCCCAATCATATCCTCCTTTTCCAAAAAAAACTATATCATGTATCTGTGTAAATACCGAAAGTCTATAGTCGGGCGTCAGGCCAAAAAAAGGTAAGACCTATCGGCAGATCGACGTCCTCCTCTTCGCCGTTTGAATTTGTTACTATCGTGGTTAGGTCTAAGTCTGGATTTATGCTAGCGTAAAATTTTCTAAATTCTCTAGCATCTCTTGCAAGGAAGTAATTGTTTACGAAATCTCTAATATCTTTTTGATCTCTAACACCATTGATAGAAGTTACAAGGTGACATAATCTTACTGTAACCTCACTTGCACTATCTTTATTAATTTTCTGTAATCCCTTTACCTCTTGGTCAATTTTTATATCTTGTCCATGGGTTAATAATTTAAAAGTGATTACATTTCCTGTACTTGGTAGAGTAAATGAAAATTCATTCTCTGTTGCATTTTCTATTTCCGGTGACAGTGGTTTTGGTTCTATGTTACTTAAGTCGATAGTTTGTTTAACTCCATCGTATTCAAACTCATACTCTTTACCGTAAGCTAAAATACGAGCTGCAACCATCATAGCATTTTTATCTCCTACTAGGATATCATTATAATCAATATCTGTAATTAAAAGAGATTTTAATAATTTATCAATAACAACCCCTTGTCTGATGTAGTTTGCATTTGTTAGTATATCCTCTTCTTTAGCAGTCATGTATTTCATTTCTACTTTACCTGATGCTAGGGGAGAGTCTGCTGGGTATAGTTTTCCTTTTGAAGGTAATTCTACTACCTCGGTTGGTAGTTTAAATTTCTGTTCCATAAATTTTATTTGTTAGTAACTTTTTCTATATATAAATATACGAATAAAAATTTTTTAAAACAACAAAGCCTGGATTTACCAGGCTTGTTAATGTTATTTGAATGTTATCAATAATTTAAGATACAGTAATCCATTGCTACTGTAATTCCAATCTCTACGATTCCTTCAGCAGAAGTCCAGTCAAATTGTCCGAAATCTCCTTTTGTTAAGAATGCTCCCTTAATGATCCACTCTCCAACAATATCTCCAACTGGTCCGATAATATTTAAAGTTAAATCTTTTTTGTAGAAATCTGAATAACCTGATCTACCTGTTACTGATTCATGTCCTAGACGTGCCCACTCCATTACTGCTTGAGCTCCTGAAGGTGTTACTGGAGAATATAAAGTCATATCCATATCTTGCCATTCTCTTTTACCTCTAATCTTTCTGTAAGAGTTAATATGATCAAGTTTAATCATAGCATCGGTAAATCCTGGTGCTTTGACGTTCTTAACCATGAACGATGGTATGTTATCTATGTACATGATAAACCTGTGCTGAACCATTGGTTCAAAGGCTCTGAACATTATTTCGTTTGGATCTAATACTGCCATTTTATATTATTTATTTTATTATAAATATCTGTTTTTTAATTTATTAAGAGAACGTTGCTCCTGTTGGTGCAATTGTGAAATCAAGTACTACGAATTCAACTGTTTTAGTTGGTTGAATTAATATTTGTCCATTTAATTGATTTCTATCAATTGAATCTGCTGTGTTGTTAGTATCGTCCATTACAACTCTAAAAGCGTAAAGACCTTGTCTCTCTACTACTGATTGTAAGTAAGGATTAACTGCTGATAAGAATTTGTTTCTAGTAGTTAAAGTATTTTGTTCGAATACTAAAGTTCTAGCTTGATCACCAATAAATTTCTTAAGTGAGATTAACAATCTTCTTACATTTACTCTATCTAAAGCTGATGCTTTTGTTTGTAATGTTTTTTGTCCGAATACTGCAATACCTGATCCAGGGAATGTAGCAATTGGATTAACCTTACCTGCGTAAAGAGTGTCTCTTTCTCCTTTAGTAATTTTTCTTTCTGCTTGAATTACTCCTGGAATACCACCTCTTACAAGTCCTGCTGGTGCAAACCATGGTGCTGCAATAGCATCTGTGAATGCGTAGATACCTGGTACTAATGTTCCTGCTGGTGACCATTCGTTTCTTCCTGTAGCTGATCTTACTTGTACCCATGGCCAGTAAGTTGCTGCATATGAACTATTAAATCCTGCTGCTTGAGTTGTTACTGTTCCTACCATTGATCCAGTTGGTACTAAATCTACTACTGCGATACAGTCTCCTCTGTTTTCTGCTAATGCAATAACTGAGTTAATTGCTGTGTTAGCTCCTGCTGCTGTATTTGTGGCAATTAAACCTGGAGTTGCTATAATGTTAAATTGATAATCATCTTTATTTGATAGTAATGAGATTGCTGTATTGTAGCTTGCTCCTACTACTCCTTGTGCGTTAGTTGCTGCTGATGCAATATCTTGAAACCATGTAACTGGTGTAGTTGTTACAACGTTGTTTCCGCCTGCACTATAGAATGAACCTGAAGTTACTATCGGTAAAGATGCTGAGTATGAATTTGTTCCGTCTGTATTAACTGTTACTCCGTCGTTTGCTAAATAGTAATTTGTTGGTAGATTAACTCCTGATATTCTAATGTATTTTGAGTTATTAGGGTAGTTACCTGCTTTGTAGTTGTAGGATACTCCTGATGTTGTATCGGTAGCTACTGTTGTTATTTGGTTACCAATTACACTTTCTATATAATTTGGTGAATTTGGATCTAAAGACAAGTTGTTGAATGTCTCTAATATTGTTTTATTGTTTGTGTTGTCATCACCTCTTCTAACTGACAGAGAGAATGTACCAGCTGCATTGTTAATGCTACCAATTTCCCATCTTAGATTATCTGCTGATCCAGATACTAGAGATCCATCGGAGTTATTATAAGCTGCATTACTTGCTGTTGCTGAAAATTGTCCTGCTGCATTATTAAAGTTAACACCTTTTCCTAAAGTCTCTAAAGTAAATGGTACTGTTCCTGTTGCTCCGCTAAACAGTGTAGTTACACTTCCTGATACGTATGTATATGCGTTTAATATTGCAGAAGATACTGTTCCTGTTCCTAGTAAAGAAGAAGTTGTAAATAGATTCACCCCTGTAGTACTATTAGCAGATGCTGTTATATATTGTAAGTTTGTACTGTATAGAGCGTTTGAAGCACTTGTATTAATCGAAGCTACAATATTTGTAACAGTATTTGCTGGGCTAGCTCCTTGTAGTACGAACATTGTTGTTGACGTATTAGTCTGTGTTGTTGAACTAGTTACAGCAAGAGTAACTCCATTTATACTAAAAGAGCCTGATGGTGTAATAAAGTTCGCTAAACTTGCACTAGAAATTACAAGTGATGCTGTTGTAGCTAAAATTCCACTTTGAAGAATTGTATTAGCTGCTCTTGTATAATCTGCAGATCTAGATACAATTCTTGTTACCAAAGCTGTATTACCTCCTTGTTGAAAGTATCCTTTTACGGCTACAGATGTTAAGTATTCGTATTGTTTAGAACCTGAAGTTATAGTTTCACCGAACGTTCTTAAATAATCGCTATATGAAGTAACAATAGTTGGCTCTTCTACAGGCCCTTTTACTGTTGGTCCGATAAACGCTGCTCCTGCTGCAACTGGAGCTGGATTGATAAAAGAGATATCGTTTTCTCTTGCGTATACTCCTGGAGAGATGATTGCTTCTGCCATGTTTTATAAATTTGTTTTTTAATTTATTATAAATATCATCTGGTTTTGGGAAACCATCCTATAGTGTTAGGTTTTATATTCTATAATAAATAGGAAAGGAGAGTCAAAACCCTTCTTATTCTTTATTCTACTTTATTGAGAATTACCCTACTACCTCTACTTCTACTTCTTCCACAGAAGGAACAAATTCTCCTTGTTGTAAATTAATAGATCCTTTTCCGTAAACACTTTCTAAATATTCTGCTAGTGTTTTTTCCTCTTGTTCTAACTCTTTTAGAAAGTCTTCTGCGTTTTTTCTTCTAGCTTTTAATTGAAGTTTTAATAACTCAATTTGTCCTAATTCAGAAGTAACTGCTTGACTTTTTGCTTGAAGATTTTTAATTTGCTGTAACTCTTCTTGTGATAACTTTTTGTTTTCCATTTGTAACGTTTTTTATTTTATTTTTAATTATATATCTGACGGGTCAGTTGTTTCTTGATTTTCTTCAACTACTTCCTCTACAACTGGTGCACTGTAAAGTGGTCCTGTTATTGTTGTAGGTGTGATAAGTAAAGCAATTTGTGCTTGTAGATTTGCTTGCATAGAAGGTACGTCTAATAATACTTCTAACCAACCTTCCACATCTGAAG